CAAACGATTCACTCGTATCTTCTAATCCAACATCACTATTTGAGTATCCTGAACGTGTGGTCTGTGTTGCTGAGAATAGTGGAACGTTATATTCAACTGCTAATCCACGTAACTCTTCTGCAATTGCCTTAACATAGGTGTAACTATTAATACCAGATAACCCACCAGAATATCTTGCCGAAGCACAAATGTTAAGATAGTCAATAAAGATTATATCAGGAACAAATGACTTCTTCATTTTTAGTTCCTTTAATAACGCTTTAAAATGTCCAGAGTGTGCTGTTGCAGTTGGATATTCTTTAACAATCAGTTTCCCTTTAGTAGAATCTTTGACTTTATTAATCTTCTTCTCGTATGCAGTTCTCGATAACTTCTCTAAGTCATTCAACGTTACGTTCAACAAGTTAGCATCAATACGTTCTGCAATTCTCTCCTCAGCCATCTCCATTGTGATATAGAGTACGTTATTACCTTGAGTTAAACAGTTTGATGCTATATGAGTCATTGCTAGTGTCTTACCAACACCAGGACCTGCTAAGAAGATATTCAATGTCTTCTTTGGTATACCACCCTTAGTTATCTCATTTAGATAGTCTATATCAAATGGAATACGTTCTTCTTTCCTATGATAGAAGTCGAAACGTTCATCTGCGTTCTCTAAGAAATCGTGACCAATATGAGTGTCAAATGATACTGCCAGAGCATCACTTAATAAATCTGGGATTGCTGACTTATTCTGCTTTCCCGTCTTATCATCGATAATAGTAATAGATTCCATTATAGCATTATACACTGCCTTATCCCTACAGAATTTTTCTGTGGTATCCAACAACCATTCCATGTCTGAATTCTCATTTTCAAATGATGATATCTCTTCTACGGCTTGAGTATATTGTGTAGAAGATATATCTTCACGTGCATCCATAGCAATAATCAATGCCTCTTTAGTAGGCCTGTTATTGTACTTATTAATGAACTCTCTAATCTCTTCGAAGATAACTTTGTCCACACCATCGTGAAAATATTCTGCTTTTAGGAAGTGGGAGGCTCTTCGGGTGTAATCTTCATTAAATATAAGATTTTGAATTATTGTACTTTCAAGCGTCAATTATGTCTTCCTCATCAAATAGTTTCAATGTCTCTTTAAATAGTTTCATTATAGTATCGTTAACTTCATCAGCTACTTCATCTAATGAGACATTATTAGGATTCTCAGTCAATACCATTTCATAAGATAATGCAAGGTTACCAGCACTATCGATATTGTTTTCGTCAATACCTATGTTAGTAACCTCAACTACAGCACCATCAGTTAATCTAACATAAAATTTCTCATCAAATTTATTCATCTTCTTCTTGTACCATTTCAGTCATACCTAGTGTATATCTTTCTTGAACCCATTTAGGGAAATCAGTTTCTTCGAGGATAGGCAACCAGAACTCTTTCCTATTTGTTTCTGCTGCTCTCCAATTTTTATCACCATCTACAGACGGTCTAGTGTACCATCCAACTTTTGGTTTAATCACGTGTCCTGATATCACTGATACATCTAACAAACCAGACCACTTATTTATACCACCTTCGAAGGTTACTACAATAGGAATCTTACTTTTTTCTCTAACAAATCTTGACTTCTCAATGTTGATATTAAATGAATATCCATTTAACTCTTTGCCAGTCTTCTCTTGAGAACGTCCAATGATCCAAACGTTATCCGCTGAATACATTACACCAGTACCGCCGGAAACTACTGGTCTAGAGAACATTTCTTGTGTTTGGTATGTATGATTGACTGCTACTAATGGAATATCCTTAGTGGTCAAATACGGTGTCACCATACGGAATAGACTCTTAATCTGTTTAGCACGAGTCATGTCTGCAACAGACTTTTCATTCAATGCATCATCAACTTCTTTCTTTGAAGCAAGATTACCAATAGAATCAATAAAGATGAATACCTTATCTTTCTTTCCAATCTCCTTCATTTTCTTCATTATATCGAATTTCAATTCTTCGATATCCATTACTGGAGTATGTAATACTCTTTCAGTATTAACACCAAACGCATCGAAATATTTCTCTGGGGTGCCGAACTCACTATCATAGAATAAGCAGATAGAGTCTTTATGCTTCTTTAAGAACGCACCCATTAAAAGAATACCAAAGGCAGTCTTAAAATGTTTCGAAGGACCTGCCAATATCGTCAATCCTGATGTTAATCCACCATCGAGTCTTCCACTCAATGCAACATTGATCATTGGTACTCCTGTAGGAATAACGTCCTTATCTTTATATAAAGTTGACTCTGATAGTACTGTACTCTTGATTGCAGCTGCCGCTTGCAATCGTTCAATTAATAAACTCATATTTCCTCCTTAATTAAAAAAATCTTCTAATGTAGCTGTTACTTCATGTTTCCAATTGATAGCATCTAGAATCGTTTTTAAGGGTTCTAGAAATGTCTTTGAGAACATTATATCATAATCCACGTACTTTGTCAAGTCAAATTCGATAGGAATTCCACCTTGAAATGCAATAACATTTTCTTGTATTGTATTTGGTTCTTTTAGATAGATAAACTTAATCTTATCTCCTTCTTGGATTTGTGATACTGTCTTAAGCAATTTATGTTTTCTAATCAGATTGTTATATAGTAGTGACCCTCTTACGTGAATCGGAGTTCCTTTAGTATACCCATCACCATTCCTATATTTCTCAAGTCCATTGACTCCTCTAGGAAAGGCAATGTCTTGTGGTTTCTGTTTATTAAATTGCTCTCTGAAATCTTCAATGTACTCGATAACTGTATCATTGTCCGTATTTAGAATTAACTCAACTACCTTTCTCAACTTGTTACGAACCACTTCAGGAGTACTAGATTTAACAATCTCAAGACCCATTACTTTCATCTTAGGTTCTGCATATCGTACACCTTCATTGTCATATACATTGAGAGCATAACGTTTCTTTGCTGTCCAAATTGCTTTGTCAGCAATCACTTCACGTTCCATGTACATCTTCTGTTCATATGCATTCATATACTCTGCTAACTCTTCGTAACACTCAGTAATGAATGGTTCGATTTTCTCTTTAGAAATGGTATCCAAGAAGTTTACAATCTTTGTCTTCTCTTCAGGAGTATTCACTTTATCACCAAATATTCTATTAACAAGATTACCTAAACGGAGATAGTTTGAGTCAGTATCGATTGCCACAACATAGTCATAGTTGTCAGTCTTTAACAAGTCATTGAAATAATCATTTAGTTTATTAGCAATCCACTTAATAGATAATTGACCAGAAAGGGTGATTGCTTCTGCATTCGCTAAACTGTAATATCTAAAGTATTGATTACCAATTGCACCATATGCTGAGTTCAATTGAATCTTACGTGCCATCTGAAAGTTGTTATACTTTGCAATATCGTTTCCAACATCTTCACCATCTTCTTTTCTTTGTTGAGCTTCCAACATCTGTTTCTTGAATACTTTACGTTCCAAGTATAACTTATTCATTAACTCTGGTAAGAATCCACGTTTATTCTTTCTGAACATGTGACCATTGGCTGCTAGAGAATACTCACTCTCGTGTGCTGAACTAGTGTCAACTTCTTTATTAACCAAATCATCTACATTGACTTCTAGATAATCATCTACAATAGTCTCAGGTGAAATGTTATACTGCATTATTAGATGAGGATATAGTGATGCTAAGTCAAACGATACAACCCAATCGTGGAATCCACGGATAGGGTCTTTAACATATGCACCTGCGTACTTATCACCACTAGTATGATTTTGTGGTGGGATTACGATATTATCTTTTCTTAGATAATTATAGATGATAGCATCCCAAGTTTTCACTGGAGAGAATACATCTTGGAATGTGATGTGAGCATCATATGCCATTGTGAATACTAATTCCATTAGTTTCATCTTATCGTCCAAACGCTGTACAATCTCTACGTCTTTGATATTGTATTCAATAAACTTCTGGTAGTTAACTCTAGAAAGATTATGTAGTGAACCCTCTTCCTCATACGACAACTTATGGTCATTTAGTTCCACATATGCAATGTGGTCTAGTTTGTAATTCTCTTGTGTTGTGTATGTAAACTTCCTATATAGAGCAAGATAGTCAACTACTGAAACACCAGCGATATCATATTTAATCTGTTCCTTTCCAAACATCGCCCTGACTTTACGTTCATTAATTCTTTTCCAAGGAGATAGTTCCTTAGCCGTTTTAGGTGAGAATACACGTGCGAATCTATTAACGATATATGGAATATCAAATCCTTCTACGTTCCACCCAGTGATAACATTTGGTGTTGTCAGTCTCCATTTGGCTAAGAAGTCTTTGAGTAGTTCAGTCTCTTTACTGAACTGTCTGTATTCTACATCTTTTCTGTCAGTAGTGAAATCATCTAGACCCCATACAGTATACTTCTTAGTGATACTATCTCTTACTGTGATAGCATTAATGATTGCTTTAGCCACTTCGGGTTTAGGGAATCCATCTATTGAATCAACTTCGATATCGATATTCCATATACGAATAGAGTCTATATCGAATTCTACATCACCACTATATCCTTTTGAGATATACTGAAGTTTATAATCGTTCATACCATAGACCTTAAAATTCTCTACAGATTCATATCGCTTCATGAAGTCTCTAGTCTCATTTATTGATCCAGGTTTTATTGGTTCTACATCATCACCCTCTAAAGTTTTAAATTTACTTTCACTTAAAGATGGGATAAACATCGTTGGAGAAAAATCAACTTTCTCCTCAAATGGTACTCCATCCTCAACACCCCGTACTGCTACATTATTGCCCAGTACATCTACATTTGTATAAAATTTCATAGTTATATTTTACCACAATTAGAAGAAAGAGTCAAGTGATTGTGCAGTATTATTTACTTTAGATTTCTGCTCTTGTTTCCATCGTCTAGCCACCTTTGGATTATCCCAACCACGATTGATAATATTGATACCATCTATAGGGTTATTGAATGCCTCTTTAATCACCATTACGTTATTCCAAATTGGAGTTGGTATTGCTGATTCAATAGCAGCATCAATTCCCATATATAACATATCCTCTACCACATCCTTATAGCGTAACATCTGGTATAGATTATGTGATGCTCCTAAAGTATAGAATGGAACTGAGTTGGTTAAGAATTCTTTGATGTCTACAATATCTCTACAGATAGGACAAATACAAGGAAGTTTAGCATCATCTGGTACATTACTATAATCAAATCTATTAGATAGAGTCAATGAAGTGAATCCAGCAGACTTCTGATATAGAGGTCCTGACTCTTCACTCATAAAGTAGTCACCAAATGCAAACGTTCTAGTAAAATAAGAACTGTCATAAGTAATCTGAATATCAACACCGTGTTTGTTTAATTCGTCTTGAACGACTGCAAGATACAACATTACCACTGCTCTACTAATACCAAATACGTGATGTACTTTAATTGTATCTTTGTCGTATTCACCATCATTCCACAAGTGGATGATTGTACTTAGAATAGTTTTCATGTTGGCAAGATGACCACCGTGAGCCCATCCATCTAATGGATATTGCTTCATTGCATTATACCAAGGGATTACACTATTCATGTTACTGCCTTGTACAACATTCATCACAGTAGTGTTATCACGTGTTCTATTATCAAGATAGTACTGTGCTGATACTTTCGTTAAATCTAATCTATCATTAAATGTTAACACAGGAGAATTCTTATCTTTTATTTTTCTCTCAGCACCTGGTCTATCTAGAATTGGGAAGATGTCACCATTCGCTTCAGAGAATTTAAGTGCAACTTCATTGCCATAATTCTTTTCACTGATTACACCTGTAGCCAATTGATAACCACCTGAGTCAATAAACACTTGGGTATCAGGACTACATCCCATCTTCTCTCTGAAGTTATCTAATTTATAGTGATGTGCTGCTGATAGTAATACGTATGGATGTTTGAAATAACCCTCTGTAGTACTATCGAAGAATCTTGCAGACTTAGTGAATGCTGGTGATTTTGCTTTTAATTCTTCATCTGTATTTCCGTACAAGTACGAAGAAAATGTTCCTGCTAACGCAGGGTAGTATATCGCTCTTTTCATTATATAATTTTTCCTATATTAACATTTGTTTGCAATGGCCATGAATTCTGCACGAACTTCTGGAACCTCAATAAATAATCCACCTAATTTACTTGTAATAGTACTTGAATTTATATCTTCTACTCCACGAGTCTTAACGCAGAAGTGTTCAGCATCAATCATTACTGCAACATTAGGTGTTCCAAGAATGTATGCTAATGCGTGATAGATTTGTTCAGTCAATCTCTCTTGAATCTGTGGTCTTCTACTGAAGTATTCGACTATACGATTCATCTTAGATAAACCAAGTACTTTATCATCAGGGATATATGCTACTGTAGCATTCCCTGTAATGGTTACAATATGATGTTCACAGTTGCTCATTACGGTAATGTTTCTCTCAACAACCATTGTATCATATTTCATTTTGTTTTGAACTGTTGTACACTTAGGAAAGTGGTCTGGATTGAGTCCCCAAAAGAACTCTTTAACAAACATCTTTGCTACTCTCTTTGGTGTATCTTCTAATGAGTCATCGCTCATATCTAATCCCAATGTACTCAATATGTCAAACATGTTTTCTTCTATTAAGGCAATCTTAACTTCATCTGACGTATCATCTTTAATCATTGGTGTTTCTAAACCAATATCTAATAGATGTTGGTGTACTTGTTGACCCAGAACAGGGTCAGTTTTATGTGGACTAAAAGCCATTATATATTCTCCTTTTATACCTAATATATTTATTTAGGTTTCTTACACTGTTGCTTAATTATACCACAAACGCTGTAGTTTGTCAAGAACTATTTTTTAAAATTCTCTGTTCCTTGATTCTGTTTTTGATATCGTCTTTAGAGGAATATCGTTCAGTCTTAGGTTTAGGTTTTGTTGATTTTATTCTTTCGAATATAGGGTAATTATCATCTTCATAATCATCAATATTAATATTGGTAAAATTCATCTTTCTATTCATATACTATACTTGTTGTTCGGGTTCCTTATATACAATACTATCGCCATTGAGAAGATTTTTCATCATATCTCTATCTGACCATTCGTCTCTAATAGCATCACTAAAGACTATATCAGAAATTTTGATAGCTCCGTTGTCAAAATCATTATATGCATCGTCTTTAAAACACTCGGCATATCCGGTACGTGTTTCGTGGACTACAACACTATGCAGTATTATATTTTCATCTTCACCATTATGAAACTCAGACTTAGATAAAAACTCATCTACTAGAACAAAGAATACTCTGCTCATTTGTTCTGCCGATGGAGACACTGGAAGTGATATCCATCTTGCTGAAAACTTTTTGATTGCTGCTATGTATTCTGGATCGTCTTTATCCCAAAACTGTGTGGAATGATCCCAAGAATCTATTACATCTTTAATGCCCTGCTTCATTATTCCAAAGTCTAGTACCATACCAGCTTTATCTAATTTGCGGGATTTGAAGAGTATTTCTATCTCATATGAGTGTCCGTGAATTGAATATTTACATCTTTCTGAATAACAATTTCTAACAACGTGTGCATTTTCGAACTTAAACATTTTACGAATTATCATTAATTTACCTTTATTTGTATATTATAGTTTAACTATTATAACACATTTCCAATTAAAAGTCAAGTACTTTTTTAACCACGAGTAACTGCAAGTACTTTATTTATTTGTTCTTTTACTATTACTTCTCTATTCGGCCAATAGATGTATTCCTTATCCTTATTCTTTAATAGATTATGTAACAAGGGCAATATCATCTTTTCAATCTCTACCAATTTAGAGTTTACTTCTATCTCTACTTCTACCTTACGAGCGTCAAGTTCATCACGGTCTGATTGTTGTGACTGGACAAGAGCATCAATCTTATTAGTTAGGAGTTGTAATTCATTCGAGAATTCACGATCCATACCTTCACTAACTGTTCTAACAATCTCGCTAGTCTCTTGGTTATGGGTTTCGTATTCTGTTTCATCTACTGCCTCAAATCCAAAGTCATAGTTACTATCAAATTCTATATGACCATATTGAGTTTCCATTCCCGCCATTTCTATCTCCGTTAATTCGTATTACCTATATTGTATTTTGGTGTAAGATTCCAATTCTCTTTTTCACGGAATGGTAAAATCTTAAATTGATTGATTGCACTTTTTGGTAATGCTTTATCTGAGTCTAACATCTTTAGTAGTCCCCATTCTTCGAGTAAATGCACTATAGCATTTCTTCTCTCAATGTCACTTTCTGTAATGTTGACAGACTTTCCGTCTATGCCGAATAATTCCTTAAAATGAACGATGTAGTATTTACCCTGCTTGTGTAAGATATGACAGGACTGATATAGTGTATTGTTCTTTCTAGACGCTACACCCATTCTTGTCAGAGTTTCCTTAATTTTTAAGAAATCATCATCTTCCTCAATAGTTACTTCAATCATATCATCAGGAGACCACTTTATTATGTTATCCATGTTTCCCACCCTTTCTCAAACGATATTTTAAATATTCAATCTCACTATCTGATAACAATTCAGAGACTTGTTGAGCCTTTTCATTGCTATAGTTATAGTACTTCTTTATGATATTTATAACATCGTCTTTTTGGGGTTTCGTCCACTTTGCAAATCTTTTCTTTGGTCTAATTGAATGGATATAGAAATCATACTGTAACAGTTTATCTATACTTGGTCGCATATTCATTTCATTGACAAGATATACATTCTCTTGAAAATAAGATAAACTACGATTAATAATAAACGGTGGATATGCTTTCTCTTCCAACTCATCAGAACGTAATAGATGGGCTTTCTTAAAATTAATGTCTGTTAAATACTCACCCAGCTTTGCCATCATCTACCTCAGGTGATGGTGTAAATGTTGCGTCAAAATCTAAGTCACCATTGTAAATTGATACCATCTTATTTAACTCATCAGTAATAATATTCATTGGAGCAGCTCCCTCTCTAATCGTTAAGCGGCCTTTAATGAAGAAATATCCCACTGGAGTTCTCAATGGTGGGAATGGTATATTATGTCTATCATCACCATCAATGGTGATTGTGTAGAAATCGATAGTATCTTTAAATTCATTTTCGGATAGTGGTGTTATTAGATTATCTATAACGTGTTTACAAGCACTACAGTTCTTACTGATAAAGTATATACCTGTTATCTTTTTATTGATGTTATTCCTAAAGGCTAATGCCTCACTATATGATATCTCTCTAATCATTTAAACTCACTCTCCATCATAATTTCAGTTAAACAAGAAACAAGATTAATCTCTTGGTCAGCGACAAACGCTGCCTTGTATTGGTAGTCTGCTAGAATCAAAACTGTTTGAGGAATACTCTCAGGTTTCAAGAAGTCATACATACCATCATATATCTTACGAATGATACTGATAGGGTCGTTGTCTATATTCAGTGCAACCCACTTTCTCATATCTGTAAATTGTTTCTTTTTAAGATTGCCTATAAGACTATCGATATTAGCATTCGATATTTGAGACAATACTCCTGCATCTATTATACCAGAAGATGAGTGTCTTTGCAACTCATTTAACATTCTCCTATAGTCAGGGAAATGTTTCTTAATCATCTCTGCTAGTACAGCCTTGTTCTCTATTTGGATTTGCTCTACATCAAGAATAGTAATTAATCTATTCATGAATTGTCCCATTAGTTCAGGTTGATTCTTTTTAGATACCTGAAAATCAATTACACTAGTACGAGAATGAATAGGGTCGATAAGACGATTCTTAAAATTACAAGTTAAGATAAACCTACAGTTATTACTAAACTCTTCAATGAATCCACGTAATGCTGGTTGTGTACTATTTGGATTGAGATAATCAGCCTCATCTAATATGACAACTTTGATTCCACCCGATAGACTTACAGTTGATGCAAAGTTCTTAATCTTATTGCGTAGTACATCGATTCCTGATTCTTCTGAACCATTTATCAAAATGTAGTCAGCTTCCAACTCATTACATAATGCTCTAGCGACTGTAGTCTTTCCAGAACCTGCAGAACCAGAAAGTAATAGATTAGGAATCTCTTTATTGTCTACAAACTCTTGGAACGTACTCTTAATGTCTTTTGGTAGAATGCATTCCGATATTGTTTTTGGTCTGTACTTTTCGACCCATAGAAATTGTTCTCTACTCATCCTATTGCTCGAATGCTGAAT